TGCGGAGTAGCGTTTGGCATATTCCTTGACTTCGGAATCCCAATTACTGTAGCCGATGTCACTTGCCATCTTGATAATCCGATTCCAGTCATCATCGCTCATGGTTTCGGTGAATACCTTTTTGGCATTTGCCTTGAATACCTGGAACACTTTGTTTCCGACATCCTTGGCTTGTGCCATGTAGGTTTCTGCATTTTGTATTCTTGGAAGTTCCTCTTCGCATATCTTTGTGTAGTCGGTGACATAACCCTCGACATCAGTACCCTTGTACTTCTCTCTGAGTTGCTGAAATGCCAGTTTTGGATTCTGCCCAGTGGATGCACTCGTTTTAAACACCGTCCACGCCTCTCCTGTGGCTCGTAGAGCGGTTTTTATGTAGTTGTCCATAGATTTACCCTATTCAAACGGAAAGTCGCTTAAATCGTCTTCTACGGCGGTGAAATCAGCAAGGGTAGGTAACTGCTCTTCAGGCTTGTCACTGCACCATCCATAGATGACATTCTCGCTTCTCTCATTTTTCAACCTCTTACTCTCGACCTCGTAGTACAGAGGGATGAAAACATCTTGATTCCCACCATAACGATCCTTGACGATTTCGATGACATTAGTTGCCTTGTATATCTCGTTGTCTTCTTTCCAGCCAAACATCTCGCCAGTGAATCGCTTGAAGTCTCTGTTTACCCTGTGGACGATAAAAGCACTGTCTACTGCATTTCCCAAGTCAGCAGTTCCGGCTATATCATCAAATCTCAGGAATCCCATTGACTTTCTCGGATGGGCAATAAAGGCAAGGTGAATCTTGTACTTAGAAGCCACCGCCTTGAGAGCAAGCACGAACTCTTTTTGGGCATCCCATTTGCTTTCGCCGAGATCACTTATGTCCAGTGCCATGAGGTTGTCCAATATCAGCAAGTCCAATTTGTTCTTGACTATGATTTCTTCAAACCTCTGAATCACCTCTCGGAAGTTATTGCCGTAGTCATTGTTGTATAACCAAAAGTGTCCCTCTAACCACTTGGCAACTTTCTTCCTCACCTCAATCGGAGTTGTATAAAATCCCTCGTTATTTGTCTCAACGACATACGCTTTTCCGGCTGCTTGCAAGTCCATCCAATCCATGAAGTCTTTGGCGAACAACTCTCCTGAGAAGTAGGCAACATTGTTTCCGTCTTCGACTGCGTTGAGTCCGATTTCGGATACGATTGACGATTTACCACTCGCCCTTAATCCGCTCCATACACTTATCTGTCCTTTTCCCAGCCCTCTCATCTTCTTGTCGATGACATTTATGCCAGTTTTGACAAAGGTCATGTCAGGAAACTTCATGTCGAGGATATTCTGCGCAGTATAGAACACTGGACTGCCGTCTGTAGGCTCGTGTGTGACCCTCTGAGGCGGTTTCATGTGACGATTGAACGAATGATACATCCGCTCCTGTCGGACGGCTTCTCGCCTCTCGTAGGCATTTGGCTCGTAGAACTGCCGAAACTCTTTCCAGTGCTTGTCAGCACAACTGTCATGTAGGCAGACAAAGGAGAGCGCACCATTGTTTCTGCGAAACACCATCGCATCCTTGCCCTTGTGGTTCTCGTTGAACGGACAGTGATCTAGGATATACTTCGTACCGTCTGAGCATCCTACCGCTTTATACTGGATACCGTACTTCTGCATCCATTCCTCTAGGTTGAACGAAGAGGGGCTATATGAGTTGTATTCCTGTGGCTTATCAGCCTCATCGGGAATCAGGTTTGCCAGTTTCTCAAGATACGCAATGTCAGTGACCTTAATCTCAGTAGGATTGCCAATGATACGGCTCATCCTGTGAGGTCTGTCCTTGGTATCAGCACCCTTGGCACTCTTGCAGCCATACAGTTTGCAGATTCGGCTCAGATTGAAGTTCTTTGTATCGACCTTGACATTCTCGGTTGAAAACATCATGTCTAGTACTTGCAGACATTTCTTGACAAGTGACACTCGCTCATCAGCATTGCTTAAATTGATTTTGTAGAGCAGATGCACTCCGTTTCCTGAGTAGGCGAATAGCGGTTTCTCGAATCCTAAGTTCCGAAGTGCCAAGTACACCTTATTGCCAAGATTCTTCGCTTCTTCCAGTTCTGCGTCCGATGACGATGTGCCTGACGGCCTGTTCGGATCGAGGTCTACCATCAGCCAGTCGTAGCCAACGATGTCCTTGTCTCCTGTTGTCGGGTCTTTCCGTACCAAGATGAAACAATCTCTCTGCTTGCGACCGTAGCAGCCGCTATCAATCTCGTTCAAAGTGATGTAAACATTCCTGTCTTTCAAGTTCTCACGGCTTAAAGCGTTGACAAGTGTTTCTGCATCTGTGAAGTAGCCGGAATAAATCTTGCTCCCTTCCAACATACGGCACTCAAACAACTGTCCGTCAGGTTTCATCAACGATATTGCTTTCTTAACTTCGTTGGCATCGAAGTAGTTACTCATTGTCTGCCGCCTTTCGGCTTCTCCAAGCCAGTAGGCATCTCTGCTCTATGCTCTGACTTCGGTTTACTGTATCCACGCTTCTCAATCTTGTCCCAATAGATTCCTACCCACTGGTTTGCAATCGACATATCAACTGCCTCTCTGACTGCATCAGTGCCGTAGTCCTTGTCATGGTTAATGACCATCGTCAGCACCTTTGACATACTCATTTGTGAGACATATTTGCCCTTGTTCTTAGGAGTAACACCGTCCTTATACGTCATCCAATCACTTATAATGGCATCAAGTTCAGGTCTGTCCTTTATATAACTAGAATCTTTATATATATCATTAGATATAAGATATTTATAATTATCTAAGTTATTATTAGTATTAAAGTTATGTTTATTATTAGATAAAGAATAAGAGCAATTCCGTGGATTTTTCCGTGGAATGTCCATGGACTTTTTTTGTTCTATCAATTCCTTCTGTTTGTCTCTCTGTTCTTTCTTTCTCTCCCTATCCTTTCGGCGTATTTCCTCAAGTCTGTCCTCTGACTGATGTTTATTCCAACTGGATACCATGTAAATGTTGTCCTCTACATCAATCATGCCAAGGCTCTGAAATACACTTAACGCTCTCTGAACAACTCCAACATCCATGTCAAACCGCTTTGCCATCATCTCATCTGTATACGGAATCTCGGTTGTCAGCATGAGCAATCCACTCTCATTACACTGTCCGGCGAGACAAAGTAACTTGATCCATACAAGCTGAATGTCGTTCTTGTCAGGAAGAGTCTTAATCGCATCGAACTTCTCATCGTTAAAGATGTCCGTTCTAACCTTTATCCACTTGACATCGCTCATTGTTAGTCAACCTCGGCTTGAACTACAACTTGATTGCCACCCATGACTGCTGCTGACACGATAATTCTCATATCGATTTCATCTTCAACCCTGAGCGAAACAGGCTCTTCATCGTTGTCAAAACTGCCGTCCTCATTGAACAAGCACTTGTAAATCTCGATTCTGTAATAAACCTTGTGTTCCATCTCTCTCCTTTCTATAAATCTAACGTCATTTGTCCGACTATCTGCTGACTATGCCTCGGCTTTCTAGGTCTGTATCCATTAGTTATCCCGAAAGCGTCCTGGTACTCAGGCTCACAATCAGCAAAGTGAAAGTCCTTGCATTTATTTGTGTGCATACAACTGCTCTTTGAGCGAAACTCTTTCTTTTTGTCGCAGTACGGAACGTTATTCACGCACAGCCAAACACAATATCGGCAGTACTGTTTCATGCCTTTTCTTCCCTCTTGATTTCGATTATCAAAATCGGAGTCCTTGTTTCTGTGTTATCAAAAATGTTGAGCGTATCGCTGATACTGGTTTCCTCGTATCCTTGAGCTTCTTGGCTATTGCGAGGATGCGCTTTTTTTTCTGTAGAAGTAATATTCACTCATCTTCGGAAAAATGCTTCTTGGTAACTGCAATGCAGAATTCCTCGATTTCGCTTGCCCAAACCGCCTTTGCTCCGGCTTCTTCAAAGGCAACACAAAATCCCCCGATGCCGTCAAATAGGCTGCCCATCGTGACTTTGCCCTCGTACTGAGCAACGATTCTCCTAGCAAGCCACTTCCAAAACGGAAGAGCAAGACTGTTACCAAGAGCCTTGTATCTCGGAGAGTCCGCAGCCTTATGTTTCTTGCCCTTGGAATCTGTCCATTCGCCAAGATCCGTCCAGTTATCTTCGAATCCTTGCAATCTTTCGCACTCAAGTCCTCAGAGAGGAGTAAGTCTTCTAACAACTGTTTTGCTAGTGCTTACATCCATCATTCCATCACCACCTTTCTGTTCGTTTTCAGAGGTCATCTCACCGCCCCCCCCTAGTAAAATTGCCTGTTGGTCGTGCATACAGTTCAGCGCACCGACCGTCTTCTGTAGATGTAACTGGTCTAACTGACCGTTCCCTATGCAAAATGTTTTCATCTGTCACCAACATATCGCTATATGCGTCTTGTCCGCAGTAACTCCCTGGATGACTGTTCGCCATCAGAGGGCCTGTCACTTTCTGATAAGACAACTATCATCACCCCTTTGTAATCTCTTGAGTTTTGCGTAAATGCAGCCCCCCCTCGCTAATTTTCGGAGTTGGATGGTCTGCTATCATTCCTATCAACTGTTTCATAAACCACTATCAATTTGTCCTGTTCGACATACTGTCGGTTGGGGCCTTTATAATCGTCTTGGCACAACGCTCCGACTGTATCTTGGTAGAGCAAATAACAAGCACTTCGCTCCCCCCCCCATAGCTTCCACCCTTATTTCTAAGGGTTACAGCCACATCATCTTCATGCCATTCAAAGAACCTCTTCTCTGTCAGTGTCTTCATCGTCTTCATCGATTATCAAAACCATCGGAAGGTTACCACCCCCCCACCGCCGCTCATCTCAAGAGTAGGGCTTGTCTCAGTATCCTTTATCCTCACATCGGAGAATCTTCTTTGCATCACTATCATCATGTATCTCCAACACGATAGCCGTGTAATCCGTGATTCGGTTCTGATGGTCACCAGTCAAGGTTGGGGATACCCCCCCATCACCATTTCCACGAGCGTCATATACCTGATATGCAACTGCGTGTACTTCTGTTGAATTAAGAGTGTACATCGCCCCCCCTCGACTCCAACCGTCACCACGATGAGATGGTCTTACTCCGTTTCCTTCCAAGCAAACAATGTTTGATCTTGAGATACTCCTAACGTCATCGACTGTTCCCATCTGATTAATGCTCCTTTTCCGGCTCGTTTTCCAAGGCTATCAATCTCTCGCCCCCCCCGAATCTTCAGCATGGCTGCCTGTGTTACTTCTCCAGCTATCCCGACTCCTCGTCATTCGATGTCTCCGAAGAGCTCTCGTTCGACCCATTCGATATCTGATTCTCCAGTGCCTCTCTCAGAATCGGCGGTAACGCCTTTCCCCTCTTGTCCGCTCTCGCCAGTATTCCCCGACACGCTTTCGGACTGAGGTTGTACTTCGGGTCTGCATCCGTTTCTAGGATCTCGCTCAGATGAGTCGGATTCGGCACTCTCGGCTTCTCTCCGATATTGAGGGTCAAACAGAATTTCCCCAGCGGTGAGTCCGTTGAAGTCGGCAAGGAGAGCCAACCTTTTTCTGCGTTGAGGGACTCCCCAATATTGGGCATCGTGCAAACGCCAAGCCACGGAAAAGGGTTGTCCATCGTCACCCACTCCGTAGAGGATTCCGGCTTTTGCCCATCGACCGTCTTTAGGCAAAGGCACATCATCGGCATCTGCTTTGACGATTTTGACGATTTCCGTGAGGACGATTTGGAAGTCCGCTCCTTTGGGCTTTCCTGAGGACAACGCTCCATAGACGTTTTCCCAAACCATGTATCGGGGTCTAAGTCCATGAGAGACATCTGCCCCTCGACTGAGTAATTGTTGTCTATCATGCTCTCGCATCTCCTTAACTATTCGTATCTGTTCCATGAACAATCCGCTACGCTCGCCATCGAGTCCGGCTCTTTTTCCGGCAACCGATAAATCCTGTCTAACAGGGCGAACCGCCAGTAATGATGTCAACTGTAGGAAGTTCGTATCCTGACAGTTTTTTGATGTCACCAAAATGCTTCACCCTAAATCACCCCCTTTCAATAACTCCACGATCTTCTCTGCGGATTTCTCGGGCGTGGTAAACAAGAACTCGACTCCGTATTTGGCTTTAAGAGTCATGCAAGCCTTTTGTAAAGTCACCCCTCGTGTAGCCCTTGGATACTTCTGCTTACCGTTCAAAAAAATAAACAGTCTAGGATTCTTCCAACGATGTAACTCGGCCAGTGAAGTGATAGTAGGCTGAATGATGTTGTCCTTAATGTGACCGCCTAGATTCTCTGTAAGTATTATCAGACGGATGCCAGCTTCTTGCGCTCGGATACATTCGTTTCGGAATCTCTCATGTTGCTTACCGCAGATGTCGGAAACTAACTCTTGTATGTCTTTCTTGGTATCAATGCAAACCGACTGGTTGGTGGGGAGAGTATAATCCCCAACATAGAGGGCTTGGCGGCGTATTTCTACGCCGTGTTCCTCAAACCACTTATGTTTAATGTCATGCTTGCCTATTTGGTTTCTAGTGTCCTCAAGCAGTATCATTTGTTCCTCTTTTTTTTGAGTCTTGTATAAGTTGTGCCAACTGGAGTTGTAAGTGCTTTTTCTGCACTCCATCCACGAACCCTTATTCTTTCCCAAATGGTATTTGAAGAAATCCCTGTGATTTTTCCCCATTCGGAAAACGTGTGCTTTTCTCCGTTATATTCAATAAGCACGCTGTTTGTTTTGTTGTTAGCTTGATCCGTGTATGTTGCCCACCTACAATTGTTTGGCTCGTAATTACCATTAACATCTATTCTGTCGATTGTAAGGTTGTCAGAATAGCCGTTTTCATACGCCCAATCAGCAAACACCTTGGGATCTTTCCATTCTTCGCAAACAGAAATTCCTCTTTCGCCATAATTGCGGTAATTGGTATCGGTTGGCTTCGTACATCTATGCCACATATTTCTCCAAATGTTATAGATGCGCTTGTGGCGTAGACCGTGTTTGTAATTTCCCTTTCCAAGTTTCCAATATTCATTACCTTTTTGAAACGACATTTCTCACCTCAACTAAAAGGCATAGACTCATCGATCCCATCGGGGATATTCATGTAATTGTCGATGCCAGCACCAGTCTGAGCGTTAGGTGTGGTCTGCTGAGTAGATGTCTGCTGAGTGGTCTGCTCGGTATTCTGAGAAGCGGCTGTCTTGGACTCGGCAAACTCGATGTCATCAACGATGAAGTCATGTGTGTAGACCTTAACGCCGTCACGATTCGTGTAGTTGCCACTCTGATAATGGCTACGGATCACGACCTTAGTTCCTTTCTTCACGTACTTCTCACAGAACTCTCCAATCTTGCCGAAAGCAACCATGTTAGGGAAATCTGCTCCCCTCTCTCTGCCTCTCCTATCGACTGCAAGACCGAATTTTGCGATGCACATCGGCTTATCGCCCTGAGTGTATGTGACCTCGGCATCCTTGGTAGCTCTGCCACAGAAAATACATATATTGGACATCTTTAAATTCCTTTCATAACTCAATTGTTTGTTTCTTCTTTGCTACAGTGACGTTTACTCCGTCACCGACTACTTTTTGTATCTCGGATACCATCAACTCCGTATCGGCAGAGGAACTTGTGTGGCACAGGATGACATTCTTCATGGAGTCGCTTTTGTTGACTGCCAAAATGTCTTTAACCGTATCCAAACTTGAGTGACCCATAACTACGTGAGCGTAATTTGCTTCATCTGCGTCTGGGGCTTCAAGATAATTGCAAGCTATAATCCAAGTATCGACATTCCAACTTTTGAACGTGTACTTGCAGTAGCCAAAATCTGTCATGTAGACAATCGTTCTTCCGTCTACCCGAATCATGTATCCATAGTTTTTGACATCGTGAGGAACTTCAAAGGGAACGACTGCGGAATCTCCTTTCTTTAAAATTTTCTTGGGAAACGAATTTTCATAACTTACCAAATCAATGCCGTTTCCGATGAAATCCCCCACGTATCTTGCATGATCGTTGTGACTGTGAGTGACAAGAGCCAGTTCTATGTCTATCGGTCTGAAATTGCATCCGATAAGGACATCTCTCCACTTGCACCCACAATCCAGTGCGATTATTTTGTTGTTGTCTCGTTTCAGCAGATAGCAGTTGCCTAAACTGCCAGTGCCGACTGTATATAACTTCATATGATATGCCTAGAACCCACTCCATTTAGCCGTAGAGCGGTTTTTATTACTTGCGTGAGGATTTATGCACCCCCGATATAAAAGTCGCTTAAAACCGCCTACAGACCGAATCTCGCAATTGCATCTTTCTCGATGGCCTCAAGCCTACTTACCGCATCCATGAGACTGATTTCCAAATCCTGAGTCTCGGAATTGAATCTGTCACGAACGTATGCCTTGACCGCACCTTTCAGAGTGTTGAAATGACCAACATAATCTCTGATTTCTTCTCCGGGTCTTCTGCCTTTTCTCGACTTCTTTCTGCGGAACAGGGAGTAGTTCCCCATCGAGTCAGTGTCGATAGCATAGTTCTCGTCAATGATAATCATGTCGTTACCTCACTACTCTCAACATCAATGGCAAGTTCTTCGGTATTGCCGTTCTCTTCTCTCTGCTGCTCGGCTATCTTTGCCGGATCGGTTTCAATCTCCAAGCCAGCGTTCATGGCATCAGCAAGTTTCTCGTCCATGTCGATGCTGATTGACTTGGCAAGTCTCCTGAGAACGGTTTTCTTAGCCATTTCTAATCCAAATCGTTGCCACGCCGGACTGTTCTGAGCCTTACTGGACTTACGGCACTGTGCGACCTCTTCTGCGCTCATAACCTCGTACACCATGCCACCATCTTTGTAGAGGCATACCGCAAAGCATCCAATCATCTTGCCATTGTTAAAAGGCTTCGGCTTGAATGAGATGGACGGCTCGCCGTTGATAATCTCTTCGGTAAACTCATCGCCCTCACGAACAACCTTTGCATAAACCGTGTTGATAGGTCTTGTCGCATACTTCGTGCAGAGCTTAATCATGCCCTTGTAACTCGGCATAAAGTTCAGAGTAGAGCCATATGGTACGAGATACGCTTCTGCGTTCATGAAGTCGAGTCCAAGATACGCTCCTCTCAGGAGTCCGGCTTTTATCTGATCTGTGCCGTACTGCTTCATAAACTTGATGAGAACATCATTGCCGTTCAGAAGAGCGATAGAGTTGTGGACAAATCTTGTGATATTAAAATCCCTCGGCAGAGCATCAATCTGTGCCGTCAACTCGGTTGTAAGTGCCGTACTGAACTTAGGCTTTGTAGTTGCTACTTCATTAGCCAAAACATCATCTCCTCTCTTAATATTCGATGTGTAAATTTCCGTGTTCGTTAATCCAGTCAATGACTTCTTTGTAGTTCAAGCCGCCCTCTTCCCAAGGACGCATGATGTAGTCATATATCTTCGGGTGAGTCTGTTTAAGAGCAGTAAATCTACCCTCGCCCTGAGGGTCTAAGTGACAACCGAAGCCACAAAACATACATCCTGTGCGTTTGCAACCTGTTGTCTTGAGAACTGGTCTTCCAAGATCAAACAAGCCAATGTCTGCAAAATCCAATTGACCATCAACCTCGTTTTCTTTGATGACATCTCCATAAACCGAAGCAATAGGAATGTGATTCTGATAGATGTAAAGTAGAACATCTTGCTCAGTCCAAAATGCCATCGGCGTTGACTTCGGACTTTTCATGTCAAATCCATTACAACCGTTTTGAAGCCACTTCTGAGTCCTTAATCGGCTCTCACTTGCCATCTCTGCCGTCATGGGCATCCGTCCAGTTTCACGACCGTATCTGTGGGCTGGCTCTTTCTTCATCACGTTGCAACAACGATTTGAAATAACAGGAGCATCAGGCTCAAGGAAGAATTTGTACTTTGCCTGTGAGAACATTGACCTGTCCTTGCTAGGGATACTCTCCTTTGTCTGATACTGATTGTCCGTTGTCAGAATCCCCAACATTCTTGCTAGTCTGAGAGTTGACTTTCTTCCGTGATCCCTTCTTAGAATATTCACCAATTCCTCGGAGTTTTCTAAACTTTGCGTCTCCCCCCCTCGTGTCGGGTTTTGCATACTCACCAAGTCCGCATAACTGACGGTACTTCTGATAGTGCCACTTATGCCGCTGCTGTCTGTCTGTCTGTCTGTCTGTCTGTCTGTCTGTCAGAGCCTATTTCTTGTAGAACCTCTGTCAAGTACTTTTTAGCCGCATAGACACATTCGCTCACCTCTTTGCTGATGAATGGATACCCATATTCTTCAATGACCTTTCGGAAGTTCTTTTTAGGCTTGAGCCAAACAACATTATCGAAATTTCGTACAAAAGACCTTATCTCAGGAAACTCCAAACCAGTATCGACAAACACCGCCGGAATATCGGGGTACATCTCTCTGACGATGTGGAGAAGAACAGTGCTATCTTTACCACCACTAAAGGAGATGTAAACACCGTCCTCTCCATACCTATGAACCCACTCACGGATTCTCTGCTTTGTCAGCGATACTTTTATCGAAAGCGGATAACCTTGCAGTTCCGCTAGATACTCTTTTGAATACTTAGTACTCATGTCACTCCTTAAAACAGGAACTTAGGAATATCATCCTTGGTTTCATCATCATCTCCGTACTTTGCTTCATCAGGATCGATACCAAGCAGTTCCATCAGCTTGCGACCAGTCTCACTGTCCATCGGAATAGCCTTGGCGATAATGGTTTCTTCCTCGTCATCGTCCTCATCGTCATCATCAGGCCATACAGAGATGCCATGTTCCTTCTCGACAATAGTTGCCGCCATTCCTGTGATGTTTACGAATACCTCTTTGGCAAGAGCCTCTTTTCTCTTCTTGCTTTTGCATCTCTTGATTGCTGCTCCGATAACGGATACGACCGCCGCAGAAGCCTCGCAAATCAAATCAGCACCAGTAGCCTCACAGCACTTTACTGCGATTTTTCCGTCAATAGTATCGACATTAATCATGGGTTCACCTCACTGTAAGTTTGTCATCTTCGGAGACACACAGCAGTACCAACTGGTTCTCCAACTTCAAGTTGTTGCGATTCTTCTCGTCCAGGCACTCAGCACCGTCAAGCCAAATGGGAAGATTCTGTCCGTAGAACTTCTGCAATCCGGCACAGATGTCCAACTTAGCCGCTACGATAGCCGCCGTGTTAGCACTGTATGTCATATCTCTGTATTCACCGTCAGAGCAAAGAACCATCGGAGTGCAGTCATCCTTAATCTCGCCATTCTTCTGTGTTACAAAGAGCCGGAATTTGACTCTCGTAAAGTGAGAGTTGACTTGCTCAGAGAGCAGTTCGTTCTTCTTCTGAGAAATTAACTGCAACTGATAGAGCATGGATTCGGCATCAGCAAGCGACTGAGAATACTGTCTGAGTGACGCTTTCATCTCCTCAATCCTCTCATCAATGCGGTCATTATTCTTCTCGGCGGCAAGAGCATCGGTATAGGTCTTGAGCAGTCCTTTCTTCTTGGCGATAGCCTCATGGATCGTGTAAGCCAACTGAGTGTACTCACGGCACTTCTCCAAGTCATCGTTGAGTGCATTAATCTCAGCATCGACTTCGGTGTAGTCGGGATTGATGGGCTGACTGTAATTATCGACATTGGCTTTAGCCTCATCGTATTTAGCTTTTGCATCAGCGACCGCTTTCTCGGCATCCTTCTTCTTCTTGGCAAGTTCTTTGCCCTCGGCCTTGTAGGACTCAATCTGAGTCTTGACCGCTCTCAGTTTGTCCTCAATGTCCTTGACCCTCTCATCATGGCTCTTCTGCCAGTTAGCCTTTGCCTCATCGACCTGAGACTTTGGAATCTTCTGACCGCAAGTAGGGCAAGTAGTTCTGCCACTAAACTTCTCGGCCTTGAGATTCTTCAACTCAGCCTCAAGCCGTGTTTTGAGTGCCGTAGCATCCTTGTATGATGTGTTGATACCATCGCCGGAGCGCACGATTTTGTCGTAGGCATACTTGGCATCTCTGCAAGCATCGTCAGCATCGGTCATTTTGCCGTAAGCATCTTTGTAGTTGGTAAGTCTTTCGGTGTTCGCATCGTTATACATCGTGGTCTTGCGATTCCTCAACTCACGGATTCTATTGTTGATTGCATCGGCATTAGCCTTTGCCTTGGCTTCTTCCAACTTCTCGGTATCCGCAGCGATCTCGTCCTCAATACCCTTAATCAGACTAGGGAGTTCAGGATTAGTCTCGACCTTGGCTTTCTCAAGCCCAATAATCTGATTCGGGATAGCATCCTTCTGTTCCTTGCATCTCTTAGCCTGTGCCTTTGACCTAGCGGCAAGTTCATCGATAGTCGCTCCGTCTTCCAACTCTTTAAGTGCCATTGCACACTCAGGAATCAGCTTTGCCACATCAATGTCTGTTACATCGACACCAAGCGAGAAGAGAATCTTCCGCATATCGGCTTTTTTCAGTGACAGGAAGTAGTCGGGATTCGTAAGCAAAAGGAAGTTGTCCACATCGATGCCGTAGCCCTCCAGAGCCTTGTAGAAGTCCTTCTGAGTCATAGGAACATCGTTTATCTCGTAGCGGTTTGCAATCCTCACAGGAGCGTTCTGCTCTTTCTGCTTCTTGGTTCTTGTGTCCACCTGGAACTTGCGAACTTTGACTTTCTTCTCTCCAATCGTGCCTAAGATAGTGACACTTGACTCGCACTCGATATTCTCATCGTTGCGGATTTCAGGCTCGTCTTGCAGTTCCAAATCCTTGCCTGTGTATACCCATGAAACACCGATGCCTGTCGTGGATTTACCAGTGCCGTTCTTTCCGGCGATGATGTTGACTCCGGCCTTCAAGTCGAGTTCAAAGTGGATGAACTTCTTGAAATAGTCATAAATGACCTTTGTGATTATCATTCTTACTCCTTTCCAGTAGGCAATCCGCAGAGTGCCTTAATCAGCCTTGTCGCATCAGAACCGATGTAGTCATCCCTGAGGTTTCCGACCACCGCCCTTATCTTGTCAAGATCGTTAGCTTTGCATACCAGCTCTGTGTACTGCGTAAGCGGAATTGTAACAGGCGTTTCAGCCGTCTTGTAAATCGTTGTAGCACCACTTGTGTTTTCCATTGGTTGTTACTCTCCTTTCCCACAAAAAGCAAAATATCCGCTGATTGCCATAACCACAAAGCAGAACAGCGTGAATGGCAGACCACCATCAAAAATGCTATCCATGCTACACCCTGTCAGTGCAAACGAGGTTACGAAAACCGCAGATACTATCTTTGCTCTCATTGTTTTACTCCTTGTTCTTTTAAGATGCTCGTCACTTGGTATCGTGATAGAAGCATCTCTTTTGCTATGTTGTTTAGACTCATGCCAGCCTTATACCGACTGACCATCGACTGAATTTGCTCCTCAGTCACTTCTTTACGTCTGCGCTCTAGCCGACCGCATTTAATCTCATACCGAATCCTGTCTCTGCACACCGACTCAGTGCAGCCACACTCTCTAGCAATGTAGCTGACTTTCCAACCCTCTTCCCACAACCGTCTTAGCCTCGCTTGTCTCGCTTTATCCCAAAAGCAAAGTGGAGTACTCTTGGTTATCCCAACAAGGTTAAGACTTTTATGTTCCGCAAGCCTCTGTTGCCTTTCCTTTTCCCTTGGGTCAACATACTTGTACGGCTTAGTCGGCTTCGGAGCATCCGGCAGATTCATCTTTCTCACTTTCGCACCTGACATCCACGCTCACCTCAACATCGTATTTGCTTGACAGTATCCTCTCGATTGCCTTGCTCAGAAGTTTGAGGTTCATAACTTGTCTTTCATTTGTCTCCTTTCCGTTGCTTGTAATCAGTTCTTGTCGAGATGATTGATATATCCAACCGCACCGCCGTATCCCTCGGGAGTCCACTCGCCAATATAGTTAAGGACTTTGGTATGGTTACACTTTTCTGTGTAAACGCCTCGCTTGCCGACCATAACGCTCTTGGTCTTGCAATCAGACCAACACTTTCGCATAAACTTCTGCCACATATCGTTGTCATCGATATATCCGGCATCTCTGAGCAAATCTGCAACTCTGTTTTTGATTGCTGGCTCGTACTGCGCTTGCTGATACGGTCTTACAAACTGCTCGGACTCGATCAAATCCATTCTTTCAGAAAGTTTTGTGAAGTCAGACCTGAGAGTAACCGTTTCTCCCTTAACTTCTTTGTAGCCCTCAATAAGTATTCCCATCTGTCTGTCGGTGTTCTTCTGATTGAGTGCCGTCAATTGTAACGATTTGAAAAGACCTTCCCAATCGAGAAGTCCATTCTCTTTTTCATTCTCCATCGATATATCCCCCTGTTTGCTCAAGCATTTTTGTTGTCATTGCATTTAACTGGAATAACGCTTTCTTGAATTTTTTAGAAACTCCAGTAGGCATATCGTTTACACGCTCACACAGCCAAACATAGCCACCGCACCTCTTGATGAAGTCGTATGCAGCAATCTCAAAGTATTCCGCTTCTCTAATCGCTTTGTCTTTCATCTCATCTTCTGCGCTTCTTCCTTCAAGTTCCTTAACTCTCAGCCTTGCCTCTTCAAGTTCCTTGTTGCGTTCCTTGCTCTCTCTGTTAAGACGTTCATTATCGCCTTTGTACATCCGGAGTTGTTTCTTGGTTTCCTCATAGTCATCAGGAACGACCTCGACCTCAACAGTCTTTTCAATCACCGTAGGCTCTGCTCTCCGTGAAAGAATCTTGTTGTCATCGTGAAGCCTTTTGTTTTCTTCACTGAGCCGTCTGATCTCGGCAACATACTTCTCAACTTCCTTGCCGGAAACCTTGTCCTGACCACTGATGGACTCTGCAAGTTTCTTCTGCTCTTCGGGAGATAACTTTTTAACGAATCCCATCGCCGTAGTAGCGGTAATCTGTCCGCTCTGTACTGCGTCTTGCAGTTCAGGGATGAGGTCTGTAAGAGACTTGTATTTGCGGAGTTGCTTGGTTGACATATCAAGTTCTTCCGCCAAATCCTCCTGTGTCTTTTGGTCACGGAACTTAGTTCCCTCACCAATTCTGTTGTCTCCTTTTTCGTTCGCAGAACCGTTCCTTACTCCGTAAATCCTCTCCAACTCGGCGATGCACCGACCGAATTTAACAGGATTGATGTTGCCGATGCCACGCTGACGGATGTTGGCTTCTATTAACTGCTTGAGCATTTCGTCTTCAGAATCAAAGCCTCTCTCGTCTGCAAGGACTTGTTTGATGCCCAAAACCTTACAAGCTCTCACCCGCTGATGACCAGACACGATTGTCAGTGTCACGGCATCGACTATTACTGGTTCGATAACTCCACTGGTTTCGACCGATTCCAGGAAGGCCGTCCACGCTTCGCCCTCAATGTCATCGAAGAAGTAGTTGTTCTTCGGATGAGGATTCAATTTGTCAACATCCATAAATCTCATGGCTTATTCCTCTTTTCTTCTATTACTGCGACTAACTCTTCTCGCTCTTTCGTATTCCGAAACGATTGAAAGCGGTTCTCTCGGCTGACGCATTTGATAGTTATAGATTTTTGATTCAATCTGCTGAATCGCTGATTTGATGTCGGGGATTGGTGACAACGACTTGTGGTACTTCTCAAATTTCTTTTCAAGGTACTCGTTGTCGATTTCTTCGCAGAAGTAGCAGAACATGATTGCTATGATGTAAAATTCTTTTCTGCCACCGATTCCGTCCACGTATTTACGTAAGCGGTCTGCATATTGGAGCGCACCCACCGCCCTGTTGTATCCAACCTCATCACACTTCATCGTTCCGGCTTTAATCGTCCTTGCTGAATATCCAACAAAATCGTTTATTGCAAAGTTTACGATTCTTTGTGTTGCCCAGGGGAACTGCTTAAACAACTGCTCAATGTAGATGTAATCGACATTCTTATCTCCGGCTGCGAACGAATGAATGTAGTTTTTTGTTGTCCAATTCTTTGATGCAGAGTTGAGCGACTTGACTTCTTCAAGGCCGATGTCCTCTTGAACTACGTAGTAGATTGGAAGTCCAAGATTCTTGCAACACTGGAATCTGTTCTGCCCTTCAATAATCTGCATCTTCTGATTCACCAAAATTGGCTGAACGAGCAGTCCGCTCTTCCTGATGCTCTTCTCAATGCGATCTTCGTGGTCAATGTCTCTATTGCCATCAATAAACGAGAAGAGTTCATATTTGAAAGTGGACTGTATCTTGTACATATCCTTGTCGGGGATTTTTATTCCACCTATTGTTCTCATTGTTTTTCTCCTTATTAACTGTTCACCCCTCAAGAAGTCTCTCAAGAGGAATGTCTAGGACTTTGGCAATAGCCAGTAGTTTGTCGGTCTTTGGCATATATCTTGATGCCGCCCAATCGTAGATTGTCGATGACGGAATCTTTGCCAGTTCAGCAACCTGACTGTTGTTGAGTCCTTTTGCATCTCTCGCCTCAGAGTAGTTGGCGTATGAGATTGCTTTCAAATCTCTCGTTGTAGACATTAGCCCTCCTTTCTGTGAATAATATTGAAAATATTACGGAAATCCGTTATAATGTAATTGCTAGTAAACATATCTCAAATATCCGTAATTTTTCGTTTATCTTTCACGGTTATCCGTGGCTGATAGGCTTAATATACCACGGACTTCTGAGATTCGCAATACCAAATTCTCGATTTTCTGAGATTTTTCGAAAGGAGTTCGTATGACTGGCTATGAGTATTTTGAACAAATCCTAAAAAGCAAGGGATTGAAGCCTTTTGATGTGTGTAAAGGAACTGGCATCAGAAGCGGAGTTTTCTCCGATTGGAAGGCTGGAAGATACACGCCGAAGGCTGACAAGATGCAGAAGATAGCAGATTTTCTTGGCGTTCCAGTAGAGCCTTTGCTTGGTGTGCAAACCAATGAACAGTCTGATACATACTATAAAGATGAAATATCAGCAATGATCGCACAGGAGATGTTTGACGATAAGCAAATCCGTGGACTACACCACGTTAAAAAGAACATCGACCACAAGCGGTTTCAGGCGTATTACGACATGATTGTTAATCTGTATAAAACGGAGTATCCGCAAGATGATTTCGACTTTGACATCGGAGAACAAACCGATAGACCTGATAATGAATGACATTAGCGTTGTCCTTATGGATGTAGACGCTATGGTTGGAGAAAGTATCTTTAAAAATGCAGATGGCAGTTACACTGTTCTGCTTAATTCCAGGTGGAGCGTAGAGGAGCAACACCGATGCTTTGAACACGCTCTGAGCCACATACGGCATAATGATTGGGAAAAATTCGATGTGAACGAAATAGAAAGGGAGAGACATGAGGACGGCGTTATATTGTCGGGTTTCGACCGACCAACAAGTTCGTGAAGGAGACTCCATACAAGCGCAATTATCTGCGTTAAGAGAATATTCGAAAAAGAACGGATACGAAATAGTTGGCGAGTACATTGATGACGGCGTTTCCGGCGTTTTGCTCGATGAGCGAGATGAGTTGCAGAGGATGCTAGATGACGTTCGCGCTGGAAAGATAGATTTGGTGGCTTTCACACGCCTTGACAGATATTTCCGTAATTTGAAACATTATCTCAATACACAAGAAACGCTTGACCAGTACGGCGTACCGTGGGTTGCAATTTGGGAATCATATACAACTGCGACTGCCGCCGGACGATTAATCATCAACCAAATGCTGAGTTTTGCGCAATTTGAGAGTGAGAATACGTCCGTCCGAATCCGTCACGTATTCGATTTCAAAAAGCAGAGCAAAGAAGTCCTTTCAGGCAAAGTGCCGTTTGGCTACGCCATCAAGGATAAACACCTAGTCATTGATCCCGAAAAAGCAGACATAGCAAGGCAAGTGTTCCAAACGTATATCGACACTGGCGGTATCTCAGAAACGCTCCGAAAAACGGAAGGACTTGGCTTACCGAAAACTCAAAGAGCGATGAAGAAGATGCTCCAAAATCGGAAATACATTGGAGAGTGCTACGGAATTGAGAACTACCATGATGCGATAATCGACAGAAACACGTTTGACATGGTGCAAGAAATGTTAGGCAGAAATGTCCGTCAAAGCAAGAAGAGGAAATATATCTTCTCCGGCCTTTGCACTTGCTCTGACTGCGGCAGACGTTTGGTAGGCACTACTGACAAAATCAAGCCTAAAAATGAGCGGTATAAAGTTTATCGTTGTATGGGGCATTATCGAGCGATTAAGGATTGTATCAACTCCAAGAGCCTGAACGAGAAGAAGCTGGAAAAGTACCTTGTCGAGAATCTGAAAGAATTGGCATTTGGTGACATCTCTGTAAAGGACAAAAGAAAAGCGACCAACTATGAGAAGAAGATCGCTAATACTGAGAAGAAGATTTCTAGGTTAAAGGAATTATACCTCAACGAGTTAATCACGCTGGACGATTACAAGCACGATTTGGCTGCGTACAAGGCTGATATAGACACTTTTAAGGCAGAGGCAAGGAAGTATAGGGGTACGGATAAAAAAGCCCTCTACGACCTCGTAGGACGGAATCTAGCCGATTGGTATTGGACGCTTACAGAGGATGAACGAAGGGTGATTTGGCGAAGCGTCATAGACCAAATCTACTTTGATAATGACAGAAATATTAAGATTGTATTTCGGTAAATACCCCCATGTTATGAGAACCATCCGTGAGGATAGTACCGATTACTTGCGGTCAGACAATACAAACGTTTGTTCTGTTTTAAGGATAACAAAAAAGGGGAGTCTTTTCAACTCCCCATAGTGAAAAACATATATGCACAGTGATGCTTCTCTCTGTTTATGGAACTGTAGTGCCTCAGAGTGGGCTGTTAAGAATCATGCTCCGATATTTTGACTGTTCCACAATTGGCATCATAACTCGCTAAAGAGAGATTGCCAAGAGTTTTTACCGCACTCGCCATCGATTTCCAAGCCACGATCTTTTTGGTATGCCCGAAGCGCATTGTACGTATTGTTACCGAAGTCTCCATCCACGGTCAAAGTGGTCTTGCCCTTGTAGGAAACTGCATTGAGCCTCTTCTGCAATTCTACCACCGCAAATCCAGTAGCACCTTTCTTAATCAGAGGCATATTCTCGGCAGTAAGACCGCCACTCAGCAACTCGTATCTAGGCATACCATATCCGATAATCCGACTGTCATTAAGAGCATAGGTACATCTCATAACCTGGTCTGACTTATTGCCCTCAATGGTGTGAATCTTACTGTCAACAGATTCTACCAAACCAGTATGACCGCTACCGCCAAAGAATATCTGATAGCCTCTAGCCGGAGAACTAGACCATCTGCCCTGTCTCTTATACAGATTGATAGAAGCATAGGTATAGTCATCAAAATCGCCACAAAGCACTTCTCTCGCCATGTCAGCACCATAGCCAAAGGCTTCGCACATCTTGAGGACTGTCCAATCTGCGAACGCATCACACCAAGCTGCACTAGCGTCCATGTTTCTCGGCTGAATCTTATGGAGTTCGTCACCGTACTTGTTTTTGTTGTTAGCACCCTCATGGTATCCAACCTCGGCACTAGCGATGCTCAGAAGAACATCAACAGGATTAGCCTTAGTCGTAGGCTTGCTAGGAGTACTAGGAGTAGTCGGAGCGACAACACCATCAAACTGAGTAAGGTTATACAGATTGATAAGATTCATCACATGGTCAACATACGATTTGCCAGTAGCATAACCATCGGCAATGATAGTCTCAAGGTACTTCCTTGGACTTGTAATGCCTTTAAGGTTAGAGTATCTAGGCAACTGAATGAACTCAAAGTATCCCTTTACACCTTCTTCCATACTGTCATAGGCTCTGAAGTTAGCGGAAATGGTAGTCAGTGTTCCGGCAGAATACTCTTCCTGAGTAGACATATTGACACTCTTGCCAGCCCACTTTGTACCGCATTTAAGGCCGAAGTAGTTGTGGTACTTGGCAGATAACTTGGATTCTCCCCAACCGCTCTCATGAATAGCCTGTGCAATGACAGGAGAATAGACCTCGATGCCGTACTGAGGAGCGTACTTTCTGACATAGTTGGCAATATCAATCGCAAACTGTTTTCTCGATGCTGAGATGTCGTTGAGCTTACCGCTGACAGATGTAATGTTGCCAGTAGTCTTGACCTCATAGGCATAGCACATATCATTAAATTGCCAAGTCTTGCCGTCAATCACCGCAGTCTGATTCCGATAAGCATGACCCTGGTTCTTGCCCGAAACAGGCTCAAGGTAAAACAAGCCTTTGCGATTCAGCCAACCAGTCTGCATAAGTCCGTTCTCATCAAGGTAGTACCAGTACTTGTTGACAAACACCCATCCAGTGTGCATATTGCCGTTCTTATCATCAAGGTAGAACCATCCGTTCTTCTCGCCTTTCTTGAGATACTGCCATCCGTAGACAACAGTGCCAATCTTGGGATCGAGATAGAACCAGTCTTCCTGACCCTTGCCCCAAGGAAGTTTATGCCAACCGACTTTCATTTCCTTAGTCTTGAAGTCAAAGAAGAACCATCCCTTACCGTCCGAATACTTGAGATACTTCCAACCGCTGACCGCATAGCCAGTATAGTCGAAGTAGAACCAGTGATAAGTATTGTCCAACTTGAACCAGTGCCAACCGATAGCAAACGTACCATCGGCATACTGATACTTCTTGCCGTTCTTGTCTTCTACCCAACCCTCTTTAGTATTGCCCTCATAGGGTACTGCAGCAGTAATCGTCTTGTTACCTTGCATAAACGTAATCCTTCCACCGCCAGCAACGAACGTGACATCAGTATCCTGTTGCCAAACCGTGATGCCCTGTTGCTTAACTCTGCGAGAGCCGTAAGCCGTCCAACCAGTAGAGCCAACTCCATTTCTCTCAATGCAACTCTGCCAAGCGAGGATACATCCGGCTTTTTTTAAGGCGATAGCATTACTCTCAGAGCAAGCGTTTCCGTGATGGGAAACATCATAGAAAACAACCTTGTCGTTGAAATAGGCAATAGCATCTTTGAGTGCGTTCGGGCCATCTCCACCGAAGATGCATCTCACTTCGGGCGAATACAACACCAGTGAGCCGTCATTGAGAAAAGCATAAGCCTCACCACCGTCAAGATGAGTGAACGATGTCGGCTGCTTGCGATAGACCTTCCATGTAAGTCCACCGCACTTAATCTGACCGCCGTTGTCGATGTAGACCACCTTAGTGCCAT